CCATATTGTCTCTGTGAGATATCACAAATACATTTGTGCTATCATCAAAGGTTTTGAGTATCCATCCCAAATCACTATTACCAGATTGATCTAATGATCCATCAAAGATTTCATCAAGAATTAGAAGATTAGTATCCACACTATTCTTAAGTTTAGCAACAGAGCGCCAAGTAAGCAGCAGAGCAATATCAATTCTAGCTTTCTCTCCTTCACTAAAAGATTCATAACTAAACTCATCTCTATAACGTGATTTGATTACTTCTTCAAAATTCTCATTTAGCATAAACGATGATGGAAATTCCATCTGTTCCAAATACCCATTGATAAGTTTATTCATCGTTGGGAGATATTTTTTGATGATCCTTGTTTTGATGCCCGAGTCTTTGAGTAGTTGTGACGCGGTGAGGAGACAATCTTTTTCTTCTTTTGTTTCTGAAATGATTTTTTTAATTTGCTCCCCATCTTCGCTGAGAGATTTAAGTATTGAAAACTGCTCCCGTTGGTTGATATCCGAATTCCGCAGTTTTCCGATGTCGTCGTCCAATTCTTTAATTCTTCTATGAAGTGAATTAATGTCATTCGTTAGTTGTCTATTTTGTTGGTTGAGTTCGTTTATCTCACCAATTAAAAAAACAAAGGTATTCTCTTGAGCTTGGAGGTTGGAAAGTTGTTGTCCCAAATCAAACACACCTTTTTCCACCTCAGTAAGTTTATCCGAGAGAAGCGAGATCTTTTCTTGTTTGAAATGTTCCTCAATACTCTGATCGCATGTTGGGCAAGCATCATTTTGCTCAAAGAATTTCTTCTCCCGTGCGTGGGATTTTTGTTTAGTTGTGAGTTTATCTTTGAGGAAAGTGACCTTAGATATCGTTGCTTTAAGTTTCGTCGTGTCTGAAACGGCAACGGTCTTAGTGTCGATTGTCTCGTTGTTATTGAGGATTTCTGTCTCATGATTTAGAGCTTCAGTTAATAAAGTATCTTTTTTATTCTCTTTCTCTTGAATATATTCTTTGTTTTTCTTTTCGATGTCAAGCATGAACTGCTTTTGCATATCAATTTTCTCTTTGACTAAAGAAAATTTGTACTCATGATCTCTCAGTTCATCATTAATAATTTTAATCTTCTCTTTTAAATTAACATTCATCGTGGAGAAGATTTGAATGTCAAGAATGTCTTCTATAATTTCTCTGCGAGCTGCCAATGGAAGACGCATAAAAGGCACAAAGGTTGAAGACCCAAGCACCACAATCTGTGTAAATGATTTGTAATTCATTTTTAGAATGGTTTGCTCAAAATGTTTTTGTTGATCTACAACAGAAGCATCTTGATCTAAGATAGCACCATTCAAATAAATTTCAAATTTATTTGGTTTAATACCACGAACCACTTTGTATTTATTGCTGCTAATATCAAAGTTAATTTCCACCACACAATCTGTTTGATTGATTGAGTTGAGTAGTTGTGGTTTGTTTATTTTTCTAAATGGTTTTCCAAATAACACAAACGTAAGAGCATCTAGAATAGTGCTCTTACCCGCACCATTAGCTCCAAGAATGATAGTGCTTTTCTTATTAGTAAGGTCAACTTGCGTAAAGGTTGCTCCTGTTGAAAGAAAATTTTTCCATTTAATCGTCTTGAAAATTATCATAATTTGGGGGTGGAATAATAATATCGTCTGGGCGAACTATAAGGTATTTCATGCCACGCACTTCACACATGCCAATTCCAGATTTAGAATCAACTTCATATATTGTTAAGGGTGGCATATCGTCATCTGAATCATTAGCTTCTAATAATCCAAGATACCTTTCGGCATCGTCTTCTTCCTCAAAGAAGTATACCACATGGTCACCCTCGGTGTCAAGTACTGAATACACGCCGTCTGGCGTTTCTTTAAGAGTGATGAGAAACATTACACTACTTCACAACTTTCAATATATAGGGTTTTCATAATGTTTTTAAGTTTATCTTTGTTGACGGATAACTCCACCTCATCAATGTATTCATTTAGAAGCGATAGAGTATCTTTGATTTCTAAATTTTCTTCTACAACATCAGTGGTATCATTTACTAATGTCTCAATGATCTTCACATCATGTGGTTGACTGGCAAAGATACTATCAACAAACTTTTCAAATAAGAGATAATCTTTCTTGTTTTCTACGATAACTTTGACAAAAGTATTTCTACAGTCATTGGTATTGAAGCTGAGATGAGAACCAGTAGCATCATTATAATAGATTTTTTGGAAAATTTCATAGGGGTTCTTGACCCTCTTGAGTTTATTTGTCTTTGTTTCATATAGATGAAATCCTCTCTCGTCTTTATAATCATTCCAAAACATCTGATAAGGATTACCAAGATAGGTAATGTTACCACGAGATGATTTATGATGAAAGTGACCTGAAAATACTTGTTTAAATTTAGAGAAGATTTCTGGTTTCATACCACCTTCGTGTTTCATACCAGAATTTACCTCAAATCCATCCAACTCTAAATGCCCCATCACAATCTCAGCACCAGTGCCTTCAAGATGCTTCAAGGTATCATCATAGTTGCTTGAGTTGATCCAAGGCAACATTAGAATTAAAGTGCCATCAATACTGACTGTCTCTGGGTGAGAGTAGATTTCAATGTTGTTGAAGTTTTTGAGTAGAAGCTCTGGTGAGTTAATCTCGTTCGTATTCTTATAGTAGACACAATGATTACCGAGAATCATATGAACGAAGATACCCATATCTTCAAGACGCTCAAAATAGTTACGCCGCACACGACTCCAGACATTAAAATCAATGCCCTTACGATTATCAAAAGTATCACCAAGATCAATGATTGTTTTGATGTTGTGTTTTTCTAATGTTGGGAAAAAGATATCATCGTAGAATTTTTGGAAGTATTCCCAAAACGCAACACTACCTTTTCTTCCGTCAAGATGTTGGTCAGTAATAAGAGCTACAGTCATCGTTTAGATCTCATTTCAAGATTTTCTTTAATGCTATTCATATCTGATGAAGTACTGCTGTATCCTAGCATATCACCTGTGTGACTATCCATATGCAACACTTCATCATATCCAGAACGTTCTAAGATTTTGTTTTTAATTTCTAATTGCTTCTTTTCTCTTTGAATACGACGAAGAAAAGCATAGTAAATAATCTGAGTAAAGTAAGCAAAAGGATTTGTAGACTTCTCTGGATCAAAGTTATGAATATATTGTAAAGAGTTTTCAATACCATCACAGATCATATCTTCTCTAAACATATAGTTTACGAAGTTAGGTTTGTATGATAAATGCGTAGCAATCTTAAGAAAACATTCTCCTACGTAATTAGGAACTTTGGGTTTGGTATCCCAAATTTTAGATCTATCTTCTTTAGTTGGATATCTATCATTCTTATCAAAGAAATCTTTTTCTACTGCTTTACGATAAACCATAAGAGCATCTAAGAAGTCTCGGTTGTTTACGTAATTTTCCTTAGTTGTTCTTTTTCCCATTGGTTATACTACTGGTATCGTGCTGAATTATTCATGCTCATATTCTAGCACACTCAACTAGTTTTGTAAAGGGGCTTGACAGAGGTGGCAAAAGCATGTATAATAACAGTGTAGCAGTTTCAAGATTGTTTATATATCTGTTCTAATAAATCTTTAGAGTCTTTAATAGATCCTAAGTATCCTTCATTATTTTTAGGGTTTTGTCTTTTAGAATAAAATCTTTCATCAGATGATACAGGGGAAGGTTGACGTTTTTTATAATAACTTTTATCAGTTAAATGTTCTTCATAGAATTTAATAAAGCGACTGTCAAGTTCTATCATCGTAATAATTTGATTACGAGGAATTATAAACATATCTTCTTGAGTAGCATTTATCCAATCATCAAACACCAATCCTTCCACTATCATATTTCTTTTTTTTATTTCAACTTTTTCTATTAGACGTGGATTGTGAATAATAATAACATCATCATCTGAATCGTAACATACTTTAGCTACGATCTCTTCACCAGAGGTGAGTTTCATAGTAGCATAGAATTCTTCTTCCATATTATTTTAGTTCTATTTTGATTAGTTCTACATTAAATTTTTCTTCTTCATAGATTTTTAATCTTTCATCTAGGTGCTTCAGGGTATAATTTTTTTGAGGGGTTCTACAGAACTCATCAGCAATATCATAAAGAGTTGCGTGGGTTTTATTATTTCCTTTACGTAGCACTCTACCAATAGACTGTAAGTTTCTTACTCTAGACTTTGATGGTGAAGCGAATACAACATTATGTAGATTGCGAATGTTGATGCCTGTGCTGAATGTTCCATATGAAGCTACGATCACTGCATCGTTTTCAATCTCAGTGATTCTTCTAATCTCTTCTCGTTCTTCAGTGTCTACTCCACCATAGACAAGAAAGACTTTACGACCTTCTTTAACAACACTATTTATGCTCTCGTGTAAAGGCATTCCATGACGCTCAACATAGTTAAAAAGAACTAACGTGTTACCTTCTAAATCTTTAACCAAATTACGAATGAGACGATTGCGTTTGGGATTATCAATTATCGCATCAATCTCAGATTGGTAATCAAAAAACTCTTCTCTCTCGTGCTTTAATAAAAGAACTTTAATTCTAAATTCGGATAGATGACCATCCTTAATTAATTTATCTGTTTTGACAACATTCTTACACTCACCAAACAATCCTTCCAGCACCCATTTGTGTGTAGCAGAACCATCTAATGTTCCAGTGAAACCAAACCTATACTTAGCTTCATGTAGTTTAGTCATGATGCCAGTAAGAGATTTTGATTTAAACAGGTGTGCCTCGTCACCAATGACACAAGAGAAGTCATCAAACCAACGTTTAGGAAATTTGTATATAGATTGCCAAGTAGAAATGATAACTGCTTTCTCTACATTTTTATCCTTACCACCATATATGCGATGACAGTAACTGTCTACATCCCACCCATAGTCTTCAAAGTCTTTATACATTTGTTCTACTAATGAAGTAGTAGGAACAATGATAAGAGTTTTCTTTCCTGTCTTCTTATATTCAGCAGCATAGTAATACCTTACTATAGAATAAATCATTAATGATTTACCTGATGCTGTTGGAGAAAGTAGAAGTCTGCGATTGTTTGATAGTGCTTCGTATACTGCTTCTACCTGATAGTTGCGTGGTTCATGATTAGGGCACACTGATGCCATGAAACCTTTGACACCATCTATTGTAATATAGTCGTTTTGTTCTTCAACATCTCCATAGAATTTGTTTGGTTTGAAGTTAATTGAATAATTTTTGATTCCACACCATTCTTTGAGGTGGCTGACGAGACCACAGTATAACTCACCTGTTCCTGGAGAGTATAAACGGATCTTGCCATCCCATACTCCACTTCTATACTGGGGCATGAATTTAGCGTTAGGGATGTCGAATGTGAAATAATCTGAGAGTTCATAGTGAATATGTGGTTCTGCGTTGATGGTTAAAAAAATGTTATTCTTCTTTGCGACTACCAGATTTGACATTAGGTGTTTCCGTTAATAAATTTTTCCCAATCTATAGCATTTTTGATTTGAAAACTTCTATTGGAAATCATCTTTAAAATATGATCCAAATAGAAAAGTGCTTTGTTAATAAATTCAATTTTCATTTCAATGTTAATTAAATCTTCATCTGCTTCCAAATATACTTTCATCTTTTCAGATGTTTTAATTGATTGACCAAATGGTTTTTCTTTATATACTTCTGGGTCTGCTTCTCCTTGATAGTATTCTCTTTTTTGTTTTAACTTTATACGATACTGAAATTCCAGTGCTGTCTTTTCTGTAGAGAAATCTGTATAAAAGTTTAAATATTTATTGTGTTGATAAGGAATGTCTAATGCTACTTGGGCAAGGTCTGCTGAGTATTGTTTGTTTTTAAATTGAAAGTCTATGTGTGAGTCTGCTTGCCATTCTGATTTAACATGATTAAAAATTGTTTTCAAATGTTCAAATTTCATAGACGTTCCATTTTTTTGTTATTAAAAGTATAGCGTATAAATTTAAATGTTACGTCTGCCGTAAGATATTCTACGTCGGTATCTGCAACATCAAATTCTAATTCGCTCAGGTCAATTGGAAATAAACTTTCAAAATTAACAATAATATTTGGTTGAAAATTGCTATTTAAAATTAACAATCTACCATCAGAATATTGTGGATCTGGATTAGTATCCATTTCTTCTGCTAAATTATTTTGATTAATCCATTTCCAAACAGTAAGATAATTTTTCATATCTTCATCAACAATAAACTTAAGTCTCAAATCTCCATAAGTAACTCCACCAGAAGCAGCAATAGGAATTGATCTATATCTTGTTGAAATTTCTGCGTTGCTTACGCTAATGTCAGGCACTCTTGCTCGTTGACAAAAGAAATCTACGCCAGCAAATATATCCAAATCCATCTTAAACCCTGCTGGAGCCAAAAAGTTTCTGTTGGTTGGTTGATCTTTAATCCAATTAGCTGACATAATTTAATCCTTTTCTTGTATTTATTCCCATAAAAAAAGACCCCCTTTTGGGGGTCTTAAAGGATTACCTGAAAATCAGGTGAGGTTGATAACCTTAACTCTTCTGTAATACTGGTTAGTACCAGCAGTAAGAGCTGAACCATCAGGAGTAGC